CCCCGTTGCAAAACCATTGGAATTTGACGTTTTCCGTAGAGTTCCTCTGAAACATCCATAAAGCGGACAAGTAGATCAGGGTTAAATGTTGAGGGTTTTACATCCTCATCCTTGAAAACCATGGGAATGACTCGATCAGTATCGGGAAAACGTGCATCATGGGCAGAAAAACGGGTAGTCGATTGACTATCAATGCACTCTACTGCAAAGCCCTCAACAGAGAATGACAACCACTCATCGCCTTGCTTTTTTGTGCCCTTGAGCTTTGAGAGTGCCTCAGTAGGCAAAACAACATTTTGCTTTGTGTCTGACCTAATGCCATCGATAAGCAAACGGCCTAGAACGTGCCCGTCAGTGGCCTCTATATACGTGCCCCGATTGTCCCTGACTACGTTGATGCCTTGCAAATAATAGCGAATATCTTTTTTAGCCGCTAAGTGAAGCATTGCACGGATATCTTTGCGCTTGATTGAGAATTTCATGTTGAAGCCTTTTGAATTGAAATGATGCAACATTGCATCGAATAAGCCCAACCCGTGAGCTTACCCGTTGAAATTTTACTTTATGAGCACGTCAAAATAAGCCAGTAAGCCCATGCAAAGCAATAGCCCAATGGCAATAGCGGAGAGAACGTCTAAAATTGTGTTTTTCATGGTTGACCCTTAACTGTTTTTGGCCAACAAGTTAAATGACTTGAGGTACTCTCTCGCGCCCTTGTAAGTATCGGCCATAATTTTATCGGCCAACTCTCCGCGCTTATATAGCTTCACAATGTAGTAGCCATTGTAGGCAATACGCTCAAAGGTAGTGTAATTGCCGTTTTTTTGCTCAGTGATTTTCATGTTGTTTACGCCTATTTGTTGCGCGTTCCGATTGAACGCATGGTAATAATATCAACAAAAAAGAAAAAAAACATAGGGACAAACCCTAATAAAGTACAATTATTTCAAATTATTTAATTAGGGGATGGAAATGGCGGGTAGACCCTCAAGCCCTCAGACAAGGAATTTTCTTAGGCGATTGTCAGACCCTCAGAGAATGATACTGTTGGCCGCTGGAAATGGTGACTTGTCCAAAGGCTTCGAGAACGTATTAGACCTTTATCAGTATGCCCACAATGAGGGATATAGATCAGGCATGGAATTGAATTCCTTACAAATAGGGCGCGGAACAACAAACAACCCCGATACAAGTAAACCAGTAAGGGATAACACAAGGGAATGACTAAGGAAAGAGTAAACGCGAATAGTTCGCATTCAGATCAAGTACATGGAAAATGGTGCACCACTCTCTTACACTTTCCTAATTGCAAATGAGAATCATTCGCATCTAGACATAAGGGAAAACCCTATGCTGTATGTGTGGCCAGTACTGTATAAAAAGACATGAGGGTAAACCCTAGGTGTATGGTGTGATAGGGGGGGAGGGGGTAGCGTCTGTGTGTAGATATTTGTGGAGCACCCCACCCTCAGAAAAAGCTAAAATGAACTAATCCATTCCAAGGAGGACAAAATGGAAAAAAGAGGAAGAGGAAGACCAAAGGGAAGCGTCAAGATGACCATACAGAGGTTTGCTGACAATCCACCCCTTGTACTACCTAAGACAGATCATCAACGTCTGAAGGAACTTAAAGAGTTGATGATTAGGAGTGGAGGTAAGGATGTGGCTCAGAAGGTTATTGAGATAGCCCTTAATGATGAGCATCCCCATCAATTGGTAGCACTCAAGATGTGTCTTGATAGGACTCTTCCTGTTTCTTTGTTTGAAAAGGATAAGAGTCAGAGGTCAGCAGTGACAATCAATATAACAGGGATTGGTGCTGAACCAGTTATTGTTGAAAATACTGAACAACCCCAAGACGTAGAGGCAAAGTATGGCTGATCTCAATTTTTCCTTACTGCCGTGGCAACAAGAAGTTTTTGCCGACAAAACGAGGTTCAAGGTTGTTGCGGCTGGTAGGCGGTGCGGTAAGTCTAGGATGGCTGCCGTTACCTTGCTAATCGAGGGATTGAAGTGCCCTCCTGGTTCGGCTGTACTCTATGTTTCGCCAACAATGGGACAGTCGAGGCAAATCGTCTGGGACTTACTGCTAGACCTTGGTAGAGAGGTTATTCAGAGCAGTCATGTAAACAACCTAGACATTACCCTGATAAACGGGGCTAGGATATACGTTCGTGGTGCGGATAGACCTGATACCCTTCGTGGAGTCTCATTGACCTATGCCGTTCTCGACGAGGTTGCCGACATTAAACCCGAGGCATGGGAACAGGTTATTCGAGCAAGTTTGTCTGATAAACGGGGGAGAGCCTTGTTCATCGGAACTCCAAAGGGCAGGAATTGGTTCTACGATACCTTTAAATTGGGCGAGAGTGAAGATGATCCTGATTGGAAGTCCTGGCACTTTACCACTGCTGATAACCCCTTGATTGACCAAGCAGAGATAGATTCCGCTAAAAAGACCCTGAGTTCTTTCGCTTTTAAACAAGAATACATGGCTTCGTTTACCAATGCGGGTTCAGATATCTTTAAGGAGGAGTGGATCAAATACGGGGTAAAGCCTGAACATGGAAGCTATTACATCGCTGTTGACCTTGCAGGATTCGAGGAAGTTGCCAAACAAGCAGCCAACTCTAAGAAGCGTCTAGACGAGTCTGCTATCTCAATCGTTAAGGTGACAGACGATGGGAAGTGGTTTGTTGAGAAGATTGAACATGGGAGATGGGACATTAGAACTACAGCGTCAAATATCTTGATGGCAATAAGAGATTACCGCCCTTTGTCGGTAGGTATTGAGAAGGGGGCATTGAAAAATGCCGTTCTGCCATATCTTTCGGATTTAATGCGAAAAAACAATATTTACGCTCATATAGTAGACCTTACTCATGGCAACAAGAAAAAAGCAGATAGGATTATCTGGGCATTGCAAGGACGCTTTGAACATGGCAGAATCATCCTTAATTCAGAAGAAGATTGGGACGAATTTGTTGATCAACTTATTTTATTTCCAGCCACAGGTGTTCACGACGATTTGCCCGATAGTTTGAGCTACATAGACCAACTTGCCGTAACAAGTTATTTTCAAGAAGATAATGATGACGAATGGGAACCAGTTGATGTTGTTTCAGGGGTCTGACAAAAAGTTTTGCTCAAAATGCAAAGAAATTTTATCGGTAGACTCGTTTTTCAAAAATAAGAGTCGTAGAGATGGATTGCAAGGATATTGCAAAAAATGCAAATGCTTAAGAGATAGGCAATATGACTCTGAACACAAAGATAAAATTAACGCATCTGCGAGAAAAAGACGATCTGCTGGTGAAACAAGGCAAACACATTTACGTGCTTTAAAAAACTACAGACAAAAGAATAAAGCTATTCGTGCCAAACTTCAAATGAATCGTAAAAGTGCGAAATTGCTAAGAACACCACTTTGGTTAACAGAGTTTGACCGCCTAAAAATACAATGCTATTATCAGGTGGCAACCATGAGGTCAAGAGAGAGTGGTCAAAATTGGCACGTTGACCATATAATCCCATTGCAGGGCAAAACTGTTTGTGGACTTCATGTGCCAAACAACTTGCAAATTATTCCCGCAATTGAGAATATGCGTAAGAACAATCATTATGAGGTCTGATTATGGATCAAAACGAATTCCAAGAACCTAGCGACTCAGACAAAGAGATAGTTAACTTTGTTGTCAACCATTGTGACAGATGGAGGGATTGGAGAGATGTCAATTGCCTTGATGATTGGCTAGAGTACGAACGCATCTTCAATGGTGAATGGGATGCCCAAGACAAAACCCGTGAATCTGAGCGTAGCCGTATTGTTACCCCCGCTACCCAACAAGCCGTAGAGACACGCCATGCCGAGATCATGGAAGCCATCTTTGGTCAGGGTGAGTTCTTTGACATTCAAGACGATATTCGTGATGTCAATGGTAGCCCCCTAGATGTTGCTGCCATCAAAGCACAACTGATGGAAGACTTCAAAGTCGATAAGATTCGCAAGTCTATTGACCAGATTGAGCTGTTGGCAGAAATCTATGGTACGGGTATCGGTGAGATTGTTGTCAAAACAGAGAAAGTCTTTGTTCCCGCTACTCAAGCAATACCTGGTCAAATGGGACAAGCCGCTATCGGTGTCGTAGAACAAGACCGCATTGCAGTCAAGATTGTTCCTGTTAACCCCCGTAACTTCTTGTTTGACCCCAATGGAACATCTATTGATGACTGTATGGGTGTGGCTATCGAGAAGTATGTCTCTATCCACAAGATCGTTAAAGGTCAAGAAGAAGGCATCTACCGCAAGGTAAAGGTCGGTACTGACTCTATGGATACAGACTTAGAGCCTACTCAAGAGATTACTCAGTACGAAGACGATAAAGTTAAACTTTTGACCTACTATGGTTTAGTTCCTAGAGAGTATCTTGAGCAACTAGAAAACGAAGAAGATGGCGAAGTAGAAGACTTATTCCCTGAAGACAGTATTCAGGATGAGTATTCAGATATGGTTGAGGCTATTGTCGTTATCGCTAATGATGGTGTTCTTCTGAAGGCAGAAAAGAACCCATACATGATGAAAGATCGCCCAATCCTTGCTTATCAGGACGATACAGTTCCTAATCGCTTGTTGGGTCGTGGTACTGTTGAGAAGGCTTACAACTCACAAAAAGCCATAGATGCCCAAGTTCGTTCACACTTAGATTCACTAGCTCTCACAACTAGCCCAATGATGGCTATGGATGCTACTCGCCTACCAAGGGGTGCTAAGTTTGAAGTAAAGCCAGGTAAAGCAATCCTGACAAACGGCAATCCTAATGAGATTCTGTTCCCGTTCAAGTTTGGCAATACTGATGGTTCTAACCTGACAACTGCCAAAGAGTTTGAACGTATGCTTTTGATGGCAACAGGCACTCTTGACTCACAGGGAATGGTTACTGCTGTCTCCAGAGATGCGGGTCAGGGTGGTATTTCGATGGCTACTGCCTCGATTATCAAGAAATACAAGCGTACATTGGTGAATTTCCAAGAGGATTTTATGATCCCCTTCATCACCAAAGCCGCTTACCGCTATATGCAGTTCGATCCAGAGCGTTACCCTACTGTGGACATGAAGTTCATTCCTACGGCAGCACTCGGAATCATTGCTAGAGAGCATGAGCAACAACAGTTCATCGCTTTGTTACAGACTCTTGGCCCTAATACACCTGTTTTGCCTATCATTTTGAAGGGCATCATGGCTAATTCTTCTCTGTCAAACAGATTTGAGTTGATCGAGATGCTTGATAAGATGGCTACGGCTGATCCACAGGCTCAACAAGCGGCTCAGATGCAACAACAATTGGCTATGCAACTGGCTCAAGCACAGATTGCTGTCCAAACTACGCAAGCAGAGCAGAACAAGGCTGAAGCGCAAAAGTTATTGACTGAAGCGCAATTGATGCCTATTGAATTGCAAGCAAAGAGTATGGCGGCCAACACCAAGAACCTGCCTACTGACGATGCTTTAGCTTCAAAAGAGTTTGATAAGCGTGTCAAAGTTGCTGAATTGATGCTTAAAGAAGCTGATATTCAGAACAAGGCTAAGATTGTTGAAAAGCAGATGACTAGACAATGAATCCAGAACTTCAGAAGTACTACGAAGAGAGATTTTCCATGATGTCCACTCAAGGGTGGATAGATTTGATGGAGGATGTTGACAAAATGATAGAACCTTTGAATAATATTTCAACAATTGCAGATGAAAAAAGTCTACAATTCAGAAAAGGTGAGTTATCTATACTTATTTGGCTGAAAAACTTGAAACAAGTCAGCGAAAGAGCATTTGAGGACTTAAATGAGAAGAATGTATGAATTTGCCTGTATAAACGGGCATAAGACAGAGAGATTTGTTGATTATGAGACAACAAGTCTTGTGTGTGATTGTGGTGAGGAGACTCATCGCATTTTATCTGCACCAGCTTTTAAGCTAGAAGGGTGGTCTGGAGCGTTTCCATCATCGCATGGAAGGTTCGAGAAGAGCCACTTAGATAGATTGAAAGCGGAGCAGAAACTCAACTCATAAGCAATAATGCCGAGTTGAATCTCCTACAACCGAACAACGGCAGGAAAAGGAAAAAGTATGTTGATTGATGATGACAAAGAAGAGTTGGGTGAGTTAGAGATTGAGCAACAGAAGATCGAGCAAAAGGCTGAACTTCCTGAGAAATACAGGGATAAAAGTTTAGACGAGATTGTGAGGATGCACCAAGAGGCTGAAAAGCTAATTGGAAAGCAAGCACAGGAAGTTGGCGAGGTCAGAAAGTTAGCCGATGAACTTATCAAGCAGAACCTTGGTTCACGACAACAAACTAGACAGGAAGAGCCTGAAGTAGATTTCTTTGAGAATCCGCAGAAGGCAGTTCAAAGGACTGTTGATAATCACCCTGACATCC